AAGCAACAGCATATGAACACCCTGCATTGACAGAAGCTAGTAGTTATAAAGATATAATTTTAGAAGCATCTCAAAAATATGGAGTATCACCAGAACTAATCGCAGCAGTAATGAAACAAGAAAGCAGTTTTAAATCAGATGCGGTTTCTCCAACTGGCGCAATTGGTTTAATGCAATTAATGCCAGATACTGCAGAGGGATTAGGTGTTAATCCTCACGATGTTCGCGGTAACGTTATGGGTGGAGCCAAATATTTAAAAGAGCAATTAGAAACATTTGGTGGAGATACAGAAAAGGCATTGGCAGCTTATAATGCAGGACCTAATGCAGTATTAAAATACAATGGCATTCCTCCATATAAAGAAACGCAAAATTATGTAAATAAAATTATGGAAAGTATTAAAAGATCACCAGAAAGTAAAGTTGTTTCAGATGTACAAAAAACAGAATTAACAGCAAGAGAAAAGTATCAACTTGAACAAGATAAGATTTCTGCAGAATCTGCTACTAAAGATTTAACAGACTTAGCAACTAAGCAACCATGGGAAATGACAAAAGATCAATATGATAATATTACCAAAGAAAAACCAGTAGCAGAATTAACAACAGAACAATTAAAAACACATGAACAAATTATAGAACAAGCTATTAAAGATGAAAAACTTGTGCCACAAGAAGTGTTAAAAGAATATCCTGCATTAGTTGAAAAATATCCAACTGAAACCACTGCTATTATTGCAAAGTTAAAAGAAGGAGAACAAGGATCACTTGGAAAATCAACTGTAATTCCTGCAGAAACAACTTATGAAAAACCAGTAACAAGAACTGAAATAATGAAAGACATTAATGCTTTAGTTCCTGCAAGAACAGGAAGATTAGGCGTTAAAACCTATGAGGGATTATATAAAACAGAAGCAGGAGTTGCAAGAACAAGAAACTATGGTGACTTTGACACAATGTCCCACGAAATAGGTCATCATGTAGATTCAAAACTAAAAATCACTGGTCACGATGCTGAATTAATAGGAACCGCTGATAAAATGTGGTCAGGAGCAAAAGAATACGACTCATATACACCAGAACAGCGCAGAGCAGAAGGAGTTGCAGAGTTTACTAGGCAATACCTAATCAATAAGCAAGAAGCATTAAATAATTTCCCTAGTTATGGCCCAGAATTTGTTGCTAAGTTATCCGCTGATAAAAAACTATTTAAGTCGGTAGAAAACATTGGTAATAAGATTCGAGCATGGTATGCACAACCATCTATTGCAAGGGCTCGTAGTGGATTATCATTTGGCTATGAACACGAAAATACAATTTTAAAACGTGCAGAGGAAGTCGGAGTTAAGTTTTACGAAAAAATGGTAGATGATAAGTTTGGATTAACTAGATTTGTAAAAGCGTTTGAAAAAGCAACTGGTACTAAATTAGGAACAAAAGATAATCCAGAAAAATTAGCAAGATTGGCAAACAATTCCGCAATGGCTAAAGCTGATATTATAGTAAATGAATTAAATCCTGTAATGGCTATTGAATTGTTAAACGTTCATTTTGGTGGTGCATTGGTTCACGATGTAACTTTTAGATCAATTATAGATAGAATCAGTAGTGAAGTAACAGACAAAAAATATCAAACATTCCTAAAAGAAGGAAACTTTAAAAATTGGAATGAAGCATTTGACACTTATTTAGTTGCAAAACGCCAAACAGAAATACAAAAAACTAAAGAAAAATATGTAGGTTCAATGAGTAAGGAAGATGCTGCAATTGTTTTAAAAGATTCACCTAAGGAATTTGAAGATATTGCACAAGACTTTTATAATTACAATGATAACATTATGAGAATGAGAGTTGCAGAAGGATTAACCAGTGCAACAGAATATGCAGAAATGAAAAAAAATAATCAAAACTATGCACATATGTCTAGAGATTTCGAGGACACAGTGTCAAAAGTAAAAGGCAAGGGAAAAGGAGAAGGATTTGGTAACATTTCAGATAAGCAACAAAAGCTAACTGAATACGGATCAGCTAGATCGGTTATTAGTCCCCTTGAATCAGCTATAATCGACACATATTCGACGTTAAATGTTATTGAAAGGAATAGGGTAGCCCAAGCGTTTGTTAAATTATCAGACGTTAACGGAGCAGGACGTTTTGTTGAAAAAGTACCAGGCGATGCAGATGCTAAAAATAGCATATTTACAGTAATGACAGGTGGTAAAAAACAGGCATACGCCACAGAACCAGAATACTACAGAGCAATTATGTCAGTGAGTGAATCAAGTAGTAATGCAATGGTAAAGCTAATGTCATATCAAGCAAAATGGTTGCGTACAGGGGCAATTTTAAGTCCAGAGTTCTTTATTAAGAATCCGATTAAAGATACATTAGAAGCATATGTATATTCAAAACATGGATTTGTTCCCGTTGTTGATACTGTACGAGGTGTATTTGCAATGTTTGGTAATGAAAAAATGTACAATGAGTACAAATCAAGCGGTGCAATAATGTCGTCATACCTAAACTCCGATAGACAAGCTATGAATACAAAAATACAAGATGCTATGAAAGGTAAGTCATTTGAAAATCCAATTGAATCTATTAAAACTATGGGAAAAACAGCAATTATAGAACCATCAAAATTACCTAAAGAAGCGTTTAGATCATTACTAGGAGGATTACAATGGTTAACCGACATGTCAGAGACAGGCACAAGACTAGGCGAATACATGAAAGCAAAAAAAGCAGGTAAATCAATCGAAGAAGCTGCATTAGCTGCGCAAGAAATTACACTTAACTTTTCACGTCATGGATCAGAAGGTCAAGTCATTAATCAAATGATACCGTTCTTCAATGCTGCAATCCAAGGTACTGATAAAATGGCCCGCGAATTTTACAAAGACCCTAAAGGAGTTAGTAAAAAAATAACTATGGCCTTGGTATTGCCAACTGTCGTTATTACTTTACTAGGATTAAACGACAAAGATATTCAAGAACTTCCTGATTATGAAAAAGATACTTTTTGGATTATTAGAACTGGCGATAAATTATTAAGAATACCAAAGCCACTAGGACTTAATACGTTTGCCAATACTACCGAAGAAGCAATTAGACACATGTATAATGTTAATCCTAGAAGCATACAAAAGTTTTTGCAAAATACTGGTGGTAGTTTTGTTCCTAACTTAATTCCTACTACAGCCTTAACGGTTGGAGAATGGGTTAGTGGCTACTCTGTATTCAAAGAGAAACAAATTGTACCGCAATCATTGAAAAATACAACACCAAGCAAGCAATTTAACTCTTACACATCCGAAACAGCTAAATTAATAGGAGATAAAACAAATAAATCTCCAATGTTAATTGATAATGCAATTTCCAATATAGGTGGCGGTCTTGCAGGGTTTATGGTATTAGGTGCTGATAAAATGATTAATGAAATATCTGGTACTAAAAATGAATTACCTACAAAACAATTTACAGAACAACCAGTAATTAAAACATTATTTAGTAAAAATGCAGGTAAACTATCACAAAGTACAGAACAATTTTATGACAAAATGAAAACATTAGAACAGGAACACGATGAAACTGGTAAGAAAGGAGTAGTTGCAGGGGAATTAAGAAAATATAGAACGGCAAATGAAAAACTACAAGATAATTACAAGAAGGTTAAATTAGTTTTAGCAGATACAAAACTAGATGCTGATACTAAGAGATCTAAAATTGATGAATTACAAATAAAACATAATGCTATAATTTTAAAAGCATTAGGCAAATAAAAAGAGAGCGTTAATTCGCTCTCTAATTTTCATCCATTTCAATACTACACCATATAGTAGCTATATAAAATACCGCTGTTGCCATTATCGCTCCAAATAAAGGGCCAACCTTTCCCCATGGCATTATTAATACTGTTATTATACTGCATAGCAATCCTACTAAACAACTCACCTAAAATCACCCCCCTTTTTTTATTTAAACTATACTACATTTTATCCCAATTAAATAAGTTTTTACGAGTATTTACAATAATATTACATCTTCTATCAATTAAATCAATCACATTAGTTCGCTTGTCTAACGGCAAATCTTCCCAAGTGTCAATTGCCAATAAAGTAAATACATATTCTTTAACGTCTTCTACTTCCGATTTTGTACATTCTTCGCCGAGCTTTGATTTTATACGCTTGTTAAAGTTGATCTTTGCCGAATGTGGAAACCTGTAATATTGTTTTACTTCGTCTAATGTGGTATTTAATTCTTTAATTTTACTATTAACTTCATTTTCATAAATAACTGTTAATTTCTTTTCCATACTATTAAACGCTTTGATATACTTCATCTTCCATTCGGTAGCATTTTTACCAGTGAAACCCATTGCAAGCAATGTAAATCCGTCTCTGTTTATAATATATTCTGGGTTTACTTTTCCGTTTGAAGCTACGTAACTCCTTGTTTCAAATAGGGTCGAAAATTCGACCGTACTAATTTGAGTTTCTAATACCCTTATTGATTCCATTATGTGCTTATGCTCTTTACCAAAATTTTTAGCAATTTTCCTACTGCTAGTTACCGCTTTGTTATTATTTCCTATTGTTAATAATTCATTCATATTATTTACCTTCTTTCTTAATTAATCTAGCAATATACCGTCTAATTTCATCGCTTGGAGTTGTAACGGTTTCGTCACACCATTTTTTAAATTCTTTTTTTAGTTCTTTTGGTAATCTTATTTCCATCCTTTCTGTTGTTTGCATTTATTATCACCTCTCATTCGTTATTATATCGTACTCGGTACGTATTGTCAAATAAATTTACATGTATAATTCATTGATTATACTGTATAATTATAAATAAACAAGGAGGAATATACATGACAGTTACAAATAGTTCCAATAAAATAACATATATAGGAAACTCATTAACCAAACAATTCCCATTTACATTTAAAATATTCAAATCTAGCGACCTGCAAATTATTTTAACAGATATAGAAACAGGAATTGACACGTTATTAACATCTAATTACTCTGTAAACGTATCAAGTGGATATGTTATATATCCAATAACTGGATCAGCTATTGCTTCAACTACAAAAATAACTATTTTTAGACAAGTACCAATTACGCAAGAGGTTACACTACCAAATCAAGGGGCGTACTTTGCAAAAACAGTTGAAGGATCATTGGATAAGTCAACTATTATTGACCAACAATTACATGATGAATTAAGCAGGACATTAAAATTCTCGGTTACTTCCGAAGATTCAGTAAGTAAAGTGCTACCAAATCCAGTAGCAGGTTATGTACTAGGGTGGAATGAAGACGGAACAGCACTAGAAAATACTATTAAGTTTGGTACTATTGATAGTAAATCTATTGATGGTGGAAATTCTAGAAGCGTTTATTTAGACAAGCAAAAGTATGATGGAGGGGGAGCCAATGGGTAATATAATGCAACAAAGGAGAGACATAGAAGCGGAATGGGCTAGTGCTAATCCTATTCTAGCTGATGGACAAATCGGATATGTAACAGATACTGTTCCTTGGAAACAAAAAATAGGCAATGGAATTACTAGATGGAATGATATGGGATATTATGAAGGATATATTCACCCATTAACCCATCCACCAAGCATTATATCGCAGGATTTAAATAACAGGTTTGTAACTGATTTTGAAAAGACAAGGTGGAATAGTCAAATTAATAGTGTTAAGAATTATGGTGCAATTGGTGACAATATAGCAGACGATACAAGTGCTATTCAAGCAGCATTAAATGCAGGAGGTGCAATATATTTCCCAGATGGTATATATAGGGTAACATCTACGTTGAATATCTCTGTAAACAGCACTACGCTTGTCGGTGGGCAATCATGGTCACAATCAACAATGATATACAAAACTAATGCAGGTGATATGTTTAATGTTACTGCAAATTACTTTGCTAGTTTTGTTGGAATTGCATTAAAACATGGTGGAACTTCTGGTAAAATTATGAATTTCCAAAATGGATTAGGGCATAAAGTTGTTGAATGTTATTTTGAAAACTTAACAAGTAATTCTTCTGATATAATAGAAATAAATTCTTCAAATACATTTATAGAAGATTGCTATATGACAAATACTAATGCTAGTGCGTATTGCGTACACGTACGCAGAACAACAGCTGGAATATTAATAAATTCTGGTGTAAGACGTACATATATGGGAGGAATCGGACAAGGTGTAAAGGTTGCTTCTTCTGTTGTAGGTGCAAGAGCAGAAGGAATATGGTTATTAGATAGCACTTTAATAACCACTGGATCGTACCAAGTTAATGTTCAAGATGTATTATTTATTAATATTTCTAATAATATGTTAGATCAATGCGGAAGTTCTTGTATTTATTTAAATGGTGGAATAACTGGTGTTCAGCAAGCTGTAATCAATGGTAATTATATAGCTGCTGCAACTGGTGGAAGTACAGGCGTAGGTATCTATGCAGGGTCAACGCCAACTGCGATAAACGACATAGTTATTTCTAATAATAAGATAGGGTACAGTGGATACGGAATAAATTTAGGTAGTTGGGTTGATAACGTAACAGAAGATAATAACAGTTTTACCAATATAACAAACTGCGATTGTTTGTATAATCAAACTAAAAACGTATCAATAACAAATGGTAAGCATATTAACAGTAATATTTGTTTAGCTTTAACTGACGGAGCAAGTGGTGGACCTTTCGTTATATCAAACAACAAATTAGTAGGAACTCTGTCAGTTACCGGAACAGATCGTTTGAATAAATTTAAATGGTCAAATAACACAGGATTAAAAACAGATGGATATGCCGTTGGAAATGTAGCTGTTTCCAGCGATGGTCAAAAGTCAGGTACTATTTCCCATGGATGCGTTTCTACTCCATCTATCTGGAAATGCACTGTTACCGCTAGAACTAATAGCGGAATGTTTGATGTAATACCTAATCAAATATTAGCAGTAGATGCAACAAATATAACAATAAAATTCGGAGTATATTTCTTATCAGTTGCTGGTGATGTTCAATTTTCATGTAAAGTAGAAATTTAAAGGAGGTTTATTATGGCTGATATAATTCAGATGCGTGGTGATATAGAATCAAATTGGCAATCCGTTAACCCTATATTAGTACAAAGGGAATTAGCGTTCACTTTAGATACTACACCTATTAAAATGAAAATAGGAAATGGAGTTACTCCGTGGAATGGACTTACTTACTTTGCGGGATTAAATGGCTCTAATGGTGATAACGGAATTGGCATTGTTAGTGCTTCAATTGACCTCAGTGGTCATTTATTGATTACCTTAACGGATAGTACTATTATTGATGTTGGACTTGTTAAAGGGGCAAATGGAACCAATGGTGTTAGTATTACAGGTGCTAACATCGATGGATCTGGTCATTTAATATTAACATTTAGCGATTCATCCACTATCGATGCAGGTGTTGCAAAAGGTGCAGACGGTACAGGAATAGGAGATATGTTAAAAACAGTTTACGACACTAATGATGATGGAATTGTAAATCATGCAACATTGGCAGATACAATTGCTAATAATTCTGCGACTGACTTGGCAATTGGCAATAGGACTTTAACCGATGCAACGTTACTTTCGTCATATAGCGGAAACCTAACAACTCTTTTAACTGGCATTATTAGTTTACAAAAACTAGTTACTGGTAAATCAGATGCTAGAACTGCACCAGCTAAAAGTCTAGAATCATTAAATAACCAACAATGGATACAACAATTTATATTAGCAAATCCTACTACGAC